ACATTACCACGGAGTCGGGGTTGTAGCCTGCGGCCCGGACCTTGCCCTTTGCGGCGGCGATGGCCTTCGTGCCCTGATCCGTGCCGGCGGCGTCGTGCTCATCCTCCGAGCCCTGCAGCATCGTGCCGAGGGTAACGTGGTTTATGGTGTTCTCGGCGCGCTCGCCGTGGTGCCTCGCCTCCTCAGCGACCAGGTCATACTGCGAGTCGTCGATCATGTTCTGCGTGATCAGCGACCGCTCACGGTAGGTCTTTGCGGCGATGTCGCGGGATACGTAGTCTCCTTCGTCGATCGGAGCCTCGGCGCCGTCCGGCACCTCCTTCATGTAGCCCGCGGACTTGCGGAAGGGGATGGTGACCTTGTTCGAGTTCATCCGGATAACCGGGACGGCCTGCCGCATCGCCTTGGCGAGGGAAGCGCCCTCGATGATCGTATTATAGAACTCAGTCTGGATCAGGGTCGTGCCCTCGATCGCTTCGCTCTTGAGCAGTTCGCGGACTGGGACGACCTTGCCGTCGTGGTCGTACGCGGCCAGCTCCCGGGGGATCCTGGTCTCGAGGATGCGCTTCGTCTCGGCGGGTCCGGCGTGGGCAAGCTCGAGGTACAGAGCAAACCGACGCTCGTGCGGGCCTGCGTAAGTGGTTTCTGCGTTTCTCATGGTTTCACTCCTCAGGTTGCGGCCTTGGTGATGATCTGCGGCATGACGATGATCCTGCCCGTTTTGCCGCCGGCGATGTCGTCGAGCGTGACGCCGATCGAGTATCCGGTCGCGGTGGTTGCGGCCACGGAGACAGTGCCCCCGACGGCGCAGTCGTCGTCCGAGACGGCCTCTCCGGCATCGATCGCCGTGGTGTCGTCGGCGTTCGCGACGGTGACGATCGACCCGACCAGGGCAACCGTGACCGGCGCGCCCGTGGCGGCCGGGAGGACAGCCACACCGATCGGCTGAGCAGTTGTGCCGGCGACTGCCGGGATGACGGTGTCCGTGACGCCGGTCGTGGCAAACGCGACGACCTGCCCGGCCTTGATGGCGGCGCCTGCGATGAAGCCGAACGTCGGCCCGTCGTTGTGCAGGACCTGCTTGATTTCAGGGAATGTTCCGATATCTGCCATAGTTTCTCATCTCCGGTTAGAGCCCGTAGACTACTCCCGAGTGGGGGTCGACCTGCACGGGCGCAGGGGGTTCGAGTTCGCGAGTCTCTCCGGGCGGCTGCGTCGCCGGCGGGACGGGTCCATCTCCGAGCTTCTTGATCGCCTTCTCCAGCTCCTTGACCTTCGTCTCGTGAGCGGCCTTCTGGTCGGCGAGCGCCTTCTCCAGCTCCTTGATCTTCGGGTCCTCGGCCGGGGTGAGGGCTGCTTCCAGCTCCTTGACTTTCGTCTCTGCGGTCGCCGCCTGCGTTTCGAGTGCGGCGATCTTGTCCGTGGCGGCTTTCAGTGCCGCTTCAAGTTCTTTCAGTTCCATGTCGGTCTCCCCCTCCTCCGGAGCGCCTTCGTTCCCCCGGAGCGTGCAGGCAGCACAGGCTCCTCGGTTTACGATCGCGACCCCGTAAAAGGTGATTTCGTCCGCCTCGTACTGGCGGGTCTCCGCGTTCCACCGTTCGGTCCCGGTGTGCTCGACGGAGACGTAGTTCGCGACGCCCCCCTTGACCAGGGCGACGGTATCCCGGCTCCGCTGCGTCAGCCCGTGCAGCCGGATATCCCCGGCGACCGCACGGTCGAGGTATCGGGGGTTCTCGATGGCCCCGATCTTCTCGGTGATATCCCGCGGTATGCCGCCGGCGTGCCGGCTCCAGGCTGAGTAATCCTTCCAGTTGCCAGCGTTCGCTTCGAGCGCCCTGGCTCGATAGGCGAGTGGGGTGCGGGTCGCGGAGTCGGTCCAGGTGCCTTCCGCGAGCAGTTTGACCCCCCGGATCAGCAGCCCGCCGCCCGGTAGGTCTTCCAGGTTCGATTTCGAGAATTCGAGCCCAAGTTCCCGCCGGAATGTGCGCGGGGCAGGATCGTTTCCGTCTCCAGCGATGGGCATGTACTGGTATGCGCTTTCCAGGGTATATAGTGATTTATTTGCGGGATTCGGCTCGTCTCATGCGTTGGATGTGCTGCCGCACACCGACCCGCGTGAGGGAGCACCCATACAAGACGCCGAGATTATACGCGATCTCGGCGGGGAAGAGGCGGTCCTGATGCTTGCGGATGTATTCCGCCATCGCCGGGGTGATCCGTTTGCCGGAGGTCATGGCGGCGTCCTCCGGCGGAAGAGGTGCGTCGAGATTCTCGCGATCTGCTCTTCGAGTTCGAGGATCTGTTGCTGCTGTGCGTTGAGCCGCTCCTCCAGCGTGACGCGGGATGCGCGGCCCATCGGGGTTTTGCTCGGTTTCTTCTCGCTCATTCTATCACAGGGAGTAGGGTGCACCGGCACATCGGATGACGCGGGATCGGCGGGGCTTTGTCGATGTCGAAGACCTGTCCGTTCAGCGCGGCACAGTCGGCGCAGGTGTTGTCGTGCCCGGCCGTGAGCCACTCGACCTGAGTTACGCCGTGCTGTGAGTATCGGAGTTTTGCGCCCTCGTTCGAGGCATACATCGTCTCGGTGTGCGCCATCAGCCGCGCCCGGTTGTACCCGATGCCTTCGACCTCGGCCATGAGGCGTTTGCGGAGTTTCACGACCCCTTCGCCGTTGTTGATGCCCTCGGTGAGGCTGCGGATGATTGACTTGTTCGTCTCGGCCGTGATGCCCTTCAGCGCTGAGAGGTTCCGAGCCTGGAGAACGTCGAGCACCTGCTGGTCCGCCGGCCCCCGCCCGAGCTGCGAGGAGATCCCGATCCGGGCGAGTGCCCGCTCGGCGTAGAGGACCCCCTGGTGATACCCGGTCCGCACCCCTTCAGTGACGATGACCTCACCAGGAGAGAGGATCGCCTCCCGGGCGAGGAGGTCTAAGGTATCGACGATCCAGGCGATCCGGATATGGGTCGGCTCCAGTTCGCGAGGGGCTTCGTTTTCCCGGGCGACGTCGAGGGCTTCGAGAGCGAGGCGCCGATAGTCACGAAACAGGCGGAGGATCTTCCGCTCGTACTGCTTCGCGATCCGGGCGGCGTGCATCGGGTCCCTGCGGGCGGCGGCGGAGAGTTTCACGGCTCCTCCTGCCTGTCAGGGGTTTTGCGCTTGTCGTCGATCTCGTCTTCGTCCGGAGGGATGCCGAGCCGTTCCCGCGCCCATGCCGCCGGGACGATGGCATCGGGGTCGAGCGGGTTCGACTGCCGGATCTTCGCGATCCAGTCGGCGATCTTCGACTCATCGTCCGGGTCGACGTCGTTGAACTCTAGCCAGACGGCCCCCGGGACGCCGGTGATCCGGTCGATGAGTGCCCGGGAGTAGGTCCGGGCGACGATCTGCTGTATGGTGCTGATCTTGTCGAGGAACGTGCTCATCCGCACGTTGGCGGTGGCCTCGGTGCTCCCCCGGCCGAGCCCGAGCATCTCTTCCGGAACGCCGAGCGCACAGGCCACCCGCTGCAGGCTGACGTTGCTGTAGGTGTCGACGTTCGCGACCCCACCGGTATCGAGCATGTTGATCGCGACGTCGTGCGAGGTGGCGAAGTCGGTCTTCGCCGATATCGTCTTGATCTCCTTCTCAATCGCCCGGAGGTCGGCATCAGTCGCCGGCCGCTCGTCGTTACCGACGGCCCACTGCTGTTTTGGGGTGCCGTGACGGTGAATGGCCTTTGTCGTGGACTCGATGATGTCGCAGTCCCGCTCGATGTCGTCTTCCGCCCGGTCCCAGATAGAGAGACCGTAGACGTCGCCCGGGGCCTGGTCGAGGACCAGGTTCAGGATCCGGTCCGGGGCGATCAGGATGCCCTGGTCGGCGGGGTTCTCCTCGTCGACGAACTGCCGGTATCCGGTGATGCGGCCGTAGGCGTCGAACTCCTTCCGGAACGACGAGGGATCCCGGGTCACGACGCCCCACACCCCGTCCCCGGACCGAGTGGGGATGATCTCCTGGTAGGCGTCCCCGGCGAGTTTCGCGCTGAGGATCGCCTGCTTTAGGATGTCATCGAGGTCGACATGGGGCTGGTCAAGCCAGGCTTGTACCCGGGCCTTCAGGGCCTCGTTCCCTTCTTCGCAGGCGAGTTTCCAGCCGTTGGAGAGGGCAAACAGCCAGTAAGCATCGATGGCGTCGGCGTAGGGGCCGCCCCGGCGATACTTGGTCATCCACCGCTTGATCTTCTGCCTGCGGTTGGTCTTGTCGTCCCACCCGATACGCTTGTAGGGGTTGTCGTCACTGCCTCCGCCGACGATCCGGGTTTGCGGCTCGGGGGCGGGCGTGGTT